CAATGGAGTGGGAATGTCGTACAAGGCACTTTGGCAACCAAAAAGGACAGTATATTTGTACTTTAGACAACTATCATGGTGATTTTGACCAAGTTGACACTGCAACAAGTGAACTTCCTGATGAACATAAGTCATTTAATCTGATTAAATTGAGAAATGGGCAGTTTTGTCTCTATCCAAACAATCGTTGTCGCATCTATGACACCTCAATGACTCCAGATCCTGTCAAAACACCTGATTTTAAGGTATCAACACGTATCTTTGAGGTTGAGAATGATGTAAACTGGGGTCGATTGGGCGATTGTGATGATTATTTCTGGACTACACCCGATGAAAGACGAGAAGAGTAGGTATATTTTACATTGGATTGGTCAAATGTCCAAAATTCGACCAGAATTAGGTAATTTTGCGATATGTCCCTTTGCAGCAAAGGCAAATTTTGCGATTGTTGACGAAAAATTAAGTCAAATTATGCCAAATGATGAATTTGACGTTATAATATACGTTGTTGAGGACAATATTGATGCAAATTTCTTGTATGACGCTGTAGATGACTACAATCGCAACTATCCTGACTACAAATTCATTGCAGATCATGGTAAAACGAAGACATACATACAAGGAATACAGACAAGTAATGGAAAATATAACTTAGTCTTGTGTCAATCACGTCATGAACTCACAGAAGCAAGAAAAAATCTTGCAAAAACCAATTATTACGATTATTGGGATGAAAATTACCTTAAAGAAGTATTAGAGGACGACTATGGAATCATCAGAGACTAAAAAAGAGTACACTGAGAAGGAATATTGGGAAGGAAAAGTTCCCGATGAGTTATTTGAGGAATATTTACAGAAGTATGGATACGAATATACTCCTTGATGGGGTATAAATAAATCTAAAAGTATCAATAATGTCGATCCAGCGTAAATCAAGAACATTTAAGGATATAAGTCTGTCTTTTTCACCTCATCCAGTGACAAAAGACCTTCCTGTGCTTCTTAATGAACGTGCGATTGCCAGATCAGTGAGAAATTTAGTAGAAACAATACCTACTGAGAGGTTTTTTGACCCTTTAATAGGTACAGACATCCGTGAATCTCTATTTGAGAATTATAGTAGGACAACAATTACTGTGATTCAAGACCAAATAAGAGAAACTGTCGAAAATTATGAACCAAGAGTAACTAATGTTGGTATTGAGGTAGATGCTCGACCAGATAGAAACACACTGGAGGTAAAGGTACTTTTTGATATTGTTGGATTAAGTGCTCCAACTCAATCATTCAGTTTTATATTAGAACCTACGAGATAATATGCCTTTTACTCAATACACAAGTTTAGACTTTGAGGACATCAAAGCACAGATTAAAGATTTCCTTCGATCAAACTCAACTTTTGATGGTTTTGATTTTGAGGGTTCTAACTTCTCAGTTCTAATAGACACATTAGCGTATAACACTTATATAAACTCATTTAATGCGAATTTAGTTGCCAATGAGTCATTTTTAGACTCTGCAACTATTCGTGAGAACGTTGTATCACTAGCAAGAAACATTGGATACGTACCACGTTCAAAAAGAGCAGCAACAGCGACAATAAAGATAGATGATATTGATTTAGGACCGACTACAGACGCAACTCCAAGGTCACTTGTACTTCGACCAGGACTTGTTTGTGTTGGTTCAAGTGAAAATACCACTTTTAGATTTTCAATCCCCGAAAATGTCACATCAACACGAATAAAGTCTGTTGGAGGCAATTCTTTTGCAGAATTTGCAGATGATGTCACGATTCATGAAGGAACTTTCCTAACTCGTGTCTTTCAAGTCGATACAAGTAAGGATCAAAGGTTTATTATCGATAGTCCTAACATAGATGCATCGACATTGAATGTATATGTTGCGGATCCTAACCAAACAACGGTTGGACGTAAGTTTTCAAGAGTGGATAACATACTTAATTTGAGTAAAACGTCGGAAATTTACCTTTCTCAAGAAATTCAAGATGAAAAATATGAAATTTTGTTTGGTGATGGATTATTTGGTAAAAAATTAGAAAATGGTCAAACAATCACTGTAACATATATTGTTACTGATGGAAAAGATGGTAATGGTGGCAGTAATTTTAGTTTTCAAGGAACATTTTCAAAAGATGACGGAACTTTCTTCACACCAAGTAGTGCAGTATCAATAACTACAGTTACAAACGCTTCCAGAGGAGCTGAAGTTGAAGATGTGTCCTCTATTAAGTATTTTGCACCTAGACTTTACTCAGCACAATACAGGGCAGTTACACCAAGAGATTATGAGGCAATTATAAATCAAATTTACCCTCAAACTGACTCTGTTTCCGTCATAGGTGGTGAGGAATTAGATCCACCTCAATTTGGTAAAGTTCAAATTAGTATTAAACCAAAAAATGGTACTTTTATATCAGATTTTGATAAATCTCAAATTAAAAGTAAATTAAAGAGTTATGCGATTGCTGGAATCAACTCCGAAATTGTTGATCTTAAGATTTTGTATGTTGAAGTTGATACAAAGGTATATTATGACCCACTCAAAGTTGCTTCAGCAGCAAATTTAAGAACAGACATAATCAGTTCTTTACAATCATACTCTGATAACGTTGAAATGAATAAATTTGGTGGTAGATTTAAATATAGTAAAGTAAATCAACTTATTGATAGGGTAGATGATGGAATTACTTCAAATATTACAAAAGTGATAATAAGAAGAGATTTAAGTGCACTCTTAAATCAATTTGCTCAATATGAATTATGTTTTGGTAATAAATTCTATATTAATCCAGCTGGGTATAATATTAAGAGTACTGGATTTACAATTTCAGGTAGTCCATCAATCGCTTACTTAACGGATATACCAAATAAAGATGCTGCTGGTAATCTTGATACTAGCATGAAAGGAACTATCAGTGTAGTCACCAAAGATGAAAAAAATAATATTAAAGTTCTTCTAAAAGAAGCAGGCTCTGTTGATTATAAAAAAGGAGAAATATTATTGAATACAATTAACTTTACATCAACAGTAGCTCAAAATAATATTATTGAAATACAAGCATTTCCAGACTCAAATGATGTAGTTGGATTGAAAGACCTTTTTGTCAGTTTAGACGTTTCAAATAGTTCGATAAATATGTTGAAAGACGTTATTGCATCAGGAGAAGATGTATCAGGTGTTGTATTTACCAGAGATTACTATACATCAAGTTACTCAAATGGAGTTTTAGAGAGGAAATAATTTATGTCACAAATTGACAAAAGAATAAAGCTCAATACCATCATTGAGAATCAATTGCCTGAGTTTATCTTAGCTGATTTTCCTAATGCTGTTGAGTTTTTAAAACAATATTACATCTCTCAAGAATTTCAGGGAGGACCGTCTGACTTAATTAATAATTTTGATCAGTATTTAAAATCAGATAACTTAGTACCAGAAGTCATTGTAGGAGAGACAAATGTATCTGTTGGTGTTGCATCTACACATACAACAATAAATGTCACAAGTACAAAAGGATTTCCTGATGAATATGGTTTACTAAAAATAGATAATGAAGTAATTACATATACTGGTATCACAGATACTAGTTTTACTGGTTGTGTTCGTGGTTTTAGTGGAGTTACTGGATATAAAGTAGGAATATCATCTTCATTGATAGATGTAAATAGAGAAACTTTAAAATTTGAACAAACCTCTGCAGAGTCTCATGTAAATGGTGCATCAGTTCAAAATTTATCTGTTCTATTTTTACAGGAGTTTTACAAAAAATTAAAGAGAACATTTTTACCAGGTTTTGAAGATATAACCTTAACTTCTGATTTAGATGTAGGAAACTTTGTCAAGTTTGCTCGCACATTCTATCAGTCAAAAGGTATTGAAGAATCAATTAGAATTTTATTCAAGGTATTATACGGAGTTGAACCAACAGTCTTAGACCTTGAGAGTAATTTAATTAAACCCTCTGATGCAGAATTTATAAGAAGAGAAGTCATAATTGCAGACTTAATTAGTTCAAGTGGAGACCCACAAAACCTTATAGGACAGACAATTTATAAAAGTGATGATTTAAGGACGAATGCATCTGTATCAGAAGTTGAGATTTTTACAAGAAACGGTAAAAGTTATTATCGTTTATCTTTATTTGTTGGATATAGTGACCGTGATTTAATACAAGGTATTTTTAACGTAAATGCAAACACAAAAACTTTATCAGGGGTATCAACATCTGAATCTATTATATCTGTTGACTCTACTGTAGGTTTTGGAAGCACAGGAACAATAATTAGTGGTAATAATATAATAAACTATACATCAAAATCCATAAACCAGTTCTTTGGTTGTACTGGTATTGAAGTTCCTATTAATACTGCAGATAATGTAAGAATTAATAATAATATTTTTGGATATGAAAATGGTGATTTAACTAAAAAGATAGAATTGAGAGTCACAGGTGTTTTATCTGAATTAATTATTGATGATGATATAAATCTTGTAAATGAGGGTGAAGTTATATACGTTAAGAATGTTGGTGAAAAAATATTAAACAATGCATTAACTGACAAGGAAAAATTTGCAAATTCATGGATTTATAATACAAGTTCAAGATTCCAAACAGCAGGTATATCTACAGATGCAGTTGGTGGAACAATTTCTTTAAATACGAAGATAGATAAATCATCTCTTAAAGAAGGAGATAAATTTGAAGTTGTTAGAAGAAATGAACAGGTTGTTGACGGTCAATTTAATGTTTTAACAATAACTGGTGAAAAACAATTCACAACAACTAATCTTGGATTTTCTCCAGTTGCAGCAGAAGAATATGATATTCGTAGAGTAGTTGATAAGGCATCAAGTTCGGGAACTGAGATAGATGTTGGAAATAATAATGTAATATCTAATGTGTTGAATGTTTACGTGGACGGTGATGTTGATGGATATGTTGCATCCAACTCACTACCTAGTTTTGATATTTCAGATGAAGTAGTAAAAGAAACCATCGTTGGTATAGCTTCAACAACCACCAATTTTGCATTATCTGGTCAAAATGATTTAAATGGTTTATATAATTTTCTTGAATTTGATTTTGGTACAAATAGAGATATAAGGTTTATAGAAGGTGACGCTGTTGTTTATAATGCAATAAAAGATCCTAATTCAGCGAATAGTGATTCAGTTGATGTTCCACCAGGATTAAATGATGGTGAAATTTATTATGTTGACCCACAAGAGGCAGATGTAGGCAGTAATATAACAAAAATTGCACTTTATCTTTCAAGAGCACAGATTGGTACAGCAAGTACAGTTGCAGTTGGTTTGGGAGCATCTTTAAATGATAGACATGAATTTACAATACTAAGACATCATGGTAAAAAAATAGGTGCAAATAAGATATTAAGAAAATTCCCTCTTTCAAGAAATTTATTTACCCCATCGAATGATGATGAAAATATAACCGATATTGGAATTTTAAAAAATGGTGTTGAATTGAGATCTCCTGTATCTGAAGACTTCATCAGTTATGGTAATCTCGCAAGTGTTGAATTAATAAACGGTGGAGATGGTTATGATATAATTAGTGCTCCTGTATTGAAAGTCGAATCTGGTATCGGTTCAGATGCGTTTGTAGAACCAATATTATCTGGTTCGGTAAAAGAAGTTTTAATTGACCCACAAGATTTTGATATTGAATCAGTGAAAAATATTTCATTGACTGGAGGAAATGGTGATGGGTGTGTTTTAGAGGCAGTAACAGGTCAAAGAGTAAGAGATTTAACATTCGATAGTAGAGATATATTTTTTGGTGGGGGTATTGACATAAATGATGAGACAATTACATTTAATAATGTTCATAATTTAGAAAATGGTGATTTAGTATATTACTTAAACAATGGCAATACTTCCCTTCCAATTGGTAGTGCATATGATGTAACAAATGCAAAAACATCTACACTTGCAAATGGTGATCCTTATTTCATAAGAGTTGTAAATACTTCAACTATTAGAATCTATAATACAAAAAATGACGCTATAACTGGTGTTAATACCGTTGGATTATCTACAGATTCCGCTGCATCTGGTATTCATATTTTTAGAACTGAGCAAAAAAATACAATAACAAACATAAAAGTTATAGAATCAGGTCAAGGATATCAACATAGAAATCTTATTGTAAAACCTGCTGGAATTTCTACTTCATATGATACTATTAACTTTAACAATCATGGATTTAGTCATGGTGATGTAATAAACTACAAACCAATAGCAGGTCTTGGAACCACTGAACCAGAAGTCATATCAGGATTAACAACAACTTCATCATATTATGTTATGAAGGTCGATGATAATTCATTTAAATTAGCAAATGCGGGTGTTGGTGGAACATCTAGGATTGATTTTGATAGAGGTAAATTTGTTAATTTAACTTCAAGTGGAACTGGATATCAAACATTCAAATATCCTGAAATTAAAGTTAATATTGAAGTTGGTTATGCTGGAACAATTACAGGTTCATTCAATATAACACCTGTAGTGACAGGTTCATTTACTGGAGCGTATCTATATGAAGAGGGAACAGATTATGGTTCAAAAATATTGAACAATGTCTCAAGACCAAGTGTTGAAATTCAAAGTGGTAGATTTGCTGAAGTAAGACCTTTAATTTCAAATGGTAAAGTAATTGATATTGTAGTTGTAGAACAAGGTGAAAATTATAATTCAAATCCAGAAATTAAAATAACATCCACTGAGAACGGTGCAGGTGCCTCTGCAAGACCTGTTATAGAAAATGGTAAACTAGTCGATGTAATAATGATTAACGCTGGTATAGGGTACAGTACGTTAACCACAGAGGCGACTGTACAACCTAGAGGTGTAGGTGGTAATTTTGGTACAAATGTAAGAACGCTGCAGGTTAATGAGAGGAATAGAATTGGAGATAGTGGTTTAATATCAAGAGGTACATTTTTAAGTTATAATGTTATTGGGTGTAATCAAGAATTACTTACAAACTTAGAGAAAGATACATTTGATATTAAACAAAATGGTGAATTTGATAAACCTAAAAAACACTCATCAATCATAGGATGGGCATATGACGGAAATCCAATATACGGACCATTTGGTTATTCAGATCCTGAAAATATAAATTCAGAGACAAAAATATTACATTCATCATATACCCTTAACGTAGATAAGGTGATTAATAGACCATCAGGTTTTGATGCTGGATTCTTTATTGATGATTACATATTTGATAATTCTGGTGACTTAGATATTCATAATGGTAGATTCTGTAAAACACCAGAGTATCCTAATGGAACTTATGCATATTTTACAACTGTAGAGGAAAATAATAATGGATTTATTGTGGGTGCTTACCCATACTTTATTGGAAAAACATTTAGATTACCATTCATAAGGGAAAATTTGAATTTAGGTCATGATTTTGATTTCAATAATTCCAATTTATCTCGAAATACATATCCCTACAACGTAGGAGAAGAATTTGCAAATAATGATTTTATTATTGAATCAAATGAGTCAATAAGACAAGGTTCAGAAGTGCTATCTGTAACTAAGGGAGAAGTCGAATCATTTAAAATATTGAATGCAGGTACAGGATATAAGGTAGGAGATATTACATCATTCGATAATACAGATACCAATGGTACTGGATTTAGTGCTGAAGTAAGTGATATTGTGGGTATAGGAATATCATCTATTGAAACAAAACTCGATAGATTTGAAGATTTAATATTTACATGGGTAAATGATAGAGAAGTAAGGGCAAAATATTCTCCTACTATAGAGTTAAATGATAATGATTACGTATATGTTTCAGGATTAAGCACATCTATTCAAAATTTAACTGACTCGTTCAAAATTGGAGTAAGTACAAGTCGTGTTGGACTAGCAAAATCAATGAATGTTGTTGTTGCAGGAAGTAATGCAATAGAGGATATTTTTGTAAATAAGATTCCTAATAATATTTCAATTGGTGCTACTATAAGAGTTGGTTCTGGTAATACAACAGATCATGAAAATGTACAAGTTTTAGGAGTTTTTAATACCCAAAGAGCAATTAGAGTGCTTAGAAATACAGGTATAGCACATACATTTGGTTCTAATGTCGATTTATTAAATGATACTGTATCGATACCTGTTAAAACTAATAAATTTGAATCACAAGTGAATGATGTGGTTTACTTTAATGCTCCTCAATCAATAGGTGTTGGTACGGATGGAGTAGCAATATCTGTAAATTATGTTATTGGTGAATTTGAAAAATCAATATCAATACCAAATAGACAGATTTATCTACCAAATCATAAATTTAAAACAGGACAAAAAGTTTTATTAACTGTCCCTGACGTTCCTAACAAACAATTTGATGTTGCAATGTCTGATGACGTTAACGATACTGACGCAAATTTCCAAATTCCAATCAGTGGCAATACTCAAGAATTATTCGTAATTAAAAAAAGTGAAGATTATATTGGTTTAACTACAGTTAGTGTAGGAAATACAAGTGAAGGATTATACTTTAAAACGAATGCAATCAATGTTACTGGTATAAACACACATCTTTATAATATTTCATCTCAATTTGAACAAGTCACAGGTGATATTGATAAAATTGTAAGTACAGTCACAACAAAAGTTGCTGCAGCTGGAACTACGACTCATGAGTTACAAAATGGAGATATTATTAGTCTTAATGTCGTACCAAATTTATCTGTAGGAATAGGAACAACATCACCAGTTTTTGTTGATTATAACACTGAATATGAAAAATTATTAATCAATCCAATACAATTCAAGAGTTCTGATGTAGAAGCAAACAGAATTGATATCGAAAATCATGGATTTAATACTGGCGATAAGGTATTTTACACTGGAGATGGTACTGCATTACCTAATGGATCTTATTTTGTCTATAAAGTTAATAGTCGATATTTCCAACTTGCAGAGACATTTAATGATTTAAGTGCTAATCCTGTTAAATTATTATCATTAACACCTAACACTGGGGGTAATGAACAGAGAATATCACCAATTAATCCACAAATAGTTGTTTACAAAAATTCCAAATTAACATTTGCATTATCAACTTCAACAATTCAAAATTTTGATTTTAAGATTTTCTATGAAAATGGTAAAAATGAATATGTTAGTTCAACAGATTCTACATCATTCAACGTAGGAACGGCAGGTACAGTTGGTTTTGCTGGTGCTACCTTAACATTAGAACCAACTACTTCAACACCATCTGTTCTTTATTATGGGTTAACTAAGGGTGGATTTATAAGTACAGCAGATAGTGAAGTAAAAAATTATTCTGAAATAGTTTTTGTTAATAGTATTTACAACGATGATTATATAATATCTGATGTTACAGCAGATACATTCAACTTCTCACCTAAATTACCAGAATTTTTAAATTACTCTGAAGAAGATTGTGAAAAAATTGAATATTCCACTAAATCTAAAAATGTTCATGGACCAATAAAAGATTTAGAGATAATTTCAAAAGGGTTCAATTATAAAAAATTACCTGTATTTAAACAAATTATATCAGATAGAGGTGTTAATGCAAATATAGTTGCTGAGTCACAAAGTATCGGTAAAATTAAAAATATTAGAATTGTTGATATTGGATATGAGTATTCTTCCGATAAAACTTTACAACCAGAAGTTTTTATACCTCCAGTTCTTAAAATTGATAATTTAGACGTAATTAGCAATTTAGAGATAATAAATGGTGGTTCTGACTACACAACTGCTCCTAATTTAGTTGTATATAATCCAACTACAAATGAAGTTGTTGATGATTCTTCACTATTAGCTCTTGTTCCTAATCAAACAATATCTAATATTGATGTTATTGCACCAATAAATGGTTTAGATTCTGTAGAGCATAGAATAGTTGCTGTAAATAATTCAAATGGTATTGGTATAAATTCCATACAGACAAGTTCTGGTGGTATAGTAACTTGTTTCTTACAAACACCATTTAATGGATTTTTAGATCCACAACCATTTGCAGTTGGTGATGAAATATATGTGGAAGGTATTCAAAGAGTAGGTGAAGCAGGTTCATTAACAGAAGACAATGGTTCCTTTACAGGAGAAGTTCAGGGTGATGGATTTAACTCTGAAGATCATGGTTATACATTCTTTAAGGTTGATAGTTATACACCTGGTACCACTACAATCGTTGAATTTAGTGTTGCTGGAGTAACAACAAATCCTGGTATTGCTAAAACATTCCAGTCTGGATACGCAGTTTTAATCAACAAAGAGAACTATCCAGATATAAGACCTTTGCAAGAAAGAGGTGTTTTCCAAGAAAATGAAATAATAAACGTAAATGGAGTACCATCAGAGTCAAGAGTTACTGTTATAAGAGATGATTTTATTAAGATTGATGGTTTGACTGAAGTTAAGAAAGGAGATAGAATTATAGGTAACGTGACTGGAGTATCAGCAGAAATAATTGAAGTTACAAATAACCGTGCTAAATTTAAGATTGACTTCTCTAATCGCCAAGAGTATGGATGGATAGACAACATAGGTAAATTAAATGATGACACACAGGTCATTCCTAATAATGATTATTATCAAAACCTATCATACACTGTCAAGAGTCCAATAACTTGGGAAAAATTCTCTAATAGTTTGAATAGTATTATTCATCCAGCAGGCTTAAAGAACTTCTCTGATACATTTATTGAAAGCACAGTAAATGTTGGAGTTGCATCCACATCTCCAAAATCAACTTCCACAATAATTATTGATGTTATTGGTGATGATAACAGAGTTGATGCTATTAATAATTTTGATTTTGTAAGAGATTACAATAGATTAGGTAATAAAACTAAGAGTTTATTATTGAAAAATAAAAAATTAACTAATTTCAGCAAATGTTTGACAAATAGAGTTTTAATTCATGATGATATAAGTGATAAATTTTCAAGTGTTGGTTTTTCAGCAAATACTAGTATAATCGACTCAATTAATAGTAAAGTTATCAATTACTTAATACAAGTTGTAGATCCAGATAGTTCAGATACACAATTTACAGAATTGGTGGTGGTTGCAAAGGAAAATGATGTATTATTATTTGAAAAATCATCAGATAGCACTGGAGTTGGAGAGAATAATACCGATACAAATTTATTATTAGGTGATTTTTCAACTGAAATAGACACTAATGGTAATAAAAATCTTATATTCACACCTAAAGATGAATTTACGAAAGATCATGATATTAAAATTTTAAAAACATTTTATGATGAAAATAAATCGGGTATAGCGACCAATATTATTGGTAGTATTAATTTGACAAGTTCAAATGCTGATATACCAAATGGAACTACTACTATTGCAGAATTTGATAAAGATACTGTAAATGGAATGCATGCAATTATTTTTGTGCAAGATTCTGTAACAAAAGAAATTAACTATAATGAAGTAGTTTTAGATTTTGATGGTGAAAATACAACGTTCTCTCAAATTTTTGTTGATGATACTAATGGTCCTACAACTAATAATGTTGGTATATTAACCGCAAAACTAGAAAATGACTTAATCAAATTGCAGATTGAAAATAGTGGATCTAATATTCTTGAATTGCAATCAAATATAGTTGGTCTTGGTACTACTACTGCAGGTATAGGAACTCATAGATTTTTAGCACAAGGACAACCATTAGGTGCAGAAAGAAGTATTAGATTAGAGTCAACATATAATACAGGTGCTGGTGGACTAATACCTTTTGCAAATCTTGATAAGACTATTGATAGTTCAGTAAAATCATTAGTTAGAGTATCAACTGCTCAAACGTCTGCTATTCATCAAATAATAGGTATTAGAGATGAACAAGACGTTTTAGTCGTTCAGTATCCATTTGTTTCTCTAGGTTCAACAATCGGTTTAGGTACTTTCACATCACAGATAAGTGGTGATAATATTGCTTTACAGTTTGTCCCTGACTCTCAATTTACTGAATTAGTAGAAGTACAAGCATATAATCAAATATTCTATACTGAAAGTGATTTCAATAATTTACCAGGCACATTAACTTATGGTGGAATTGAACAAAATGTTTTATTATCAACATTCGATGGACTTGAGGGCAGAAGAGCAAATAAAGTCAAGTTTGATTTGAAATTTGAAGGAACACCAATATATGCTAAAACATTCAATCCTTCTACTGCTGGTATTGCAGCATCAACGGGAATATTTACAATTCCAAATCACTTCTTTAATACAAACGAAGAATTAATTTACACACCTGGTTCATCATTCATAGGTATTGCAGCATCTGCAATGTCTATTGGATCAACAATTAATAGTGCTGGAATAACAACCGATTTACTTCCATCAACAGTATTTGCAAAAAATTTAGACGAAGATAGATTCCAATTATTCCCAACCAGAGAAGATATAGTCTCAGGTTCAGCAATCACATTCACTGGTATTGGAAGTGGTAATAATCACCAATTAGAAATGTCTAAAAAACTTTCTAAGACTATTATAGGTTTAGATGGTGTTGTACAACAACCAATTACATTCACATCATTGACATATAATTTAGGAGTCAATATAACTGGTATTACTACTCAATTCTCATTAAGTGGAATTGGTTCTATATCAACATTTGATGTTTTAAAAATTAACAACGAATTTATGAAAGTTGTTGAAGTAGGTTTTTCAAGCACATCAGACGGAAGTGGTGAAATAGATGATCAATTAAACATTTCTGAAGGTATATCAAATGTACCAACAGTTAGAGTAGAGAGAGGTTCATTAGGACTTCCTGCTACGTCACATGCTCAGAATGATATTGTTAAGATTCATAGAGGCTCATTTAATATTGTTGGTAGTTCAGTTCACTTTATTGACCCACCAAAAGGTAATACTCGCTCTAGAAGAACCGAAACAGAATTACCATTTGTAAAAGCTGATTTTAGTGGAAGAACTTTCTTAAGGCAAGATTATACAACAAACATGTTGTTCGATGATATATCAGATAATTTCACAGGTTTAACTACTTCTTATGATTTAAAAGTTGGTGGTGCAAATACCTCCTCTGGTATTGAAATAGGTAATGGAGTTGTGTTTATTAATGGTGTATTCCAGAGACCATTTACAAATAACAACTTAGGACACAATTATCGAATTTTAGCTGATACCACTGCTGGTTTATCAACAATCAGATTCACAGGTATAACTTCAGAAAATGGTCAATTTATTACATCAGACTCTGACATTAATCAAAATCAGATACCAAGAGGTGGTCTAATAGTATCACTTGGTTCAACAGAAGGATTAGGATATGCACCTTTATATGGAGCAAAAGTAAAAGCAGAGAAAAATTCATCTGGTGCATTAACTAATATTGTTGGTATTGGAACATCCTCTGGATTCAATCTTGGAATTCAAACTGCTATTTACAATAATATATCAGGAATTATTACTGTAACTACCAATGATGTTCATGGATTTGCATTAAACAGACCCACTACAGTTAAATTGAAAGGACTAGAATTTAAGTGTCCTAAGACAGTAGTTGGGCAACCTACGAACGCTGTTTATACACCTGCAAATGGTGATTTAGTTATAACTATCAGTCAACATGGGTTAGTTAATGGTGACGCTGTGGTTCTTGAAACTGATTCATTTACATTCACTTGTACATTAGATCCTAGTCAACCTAAGACCTATCCAAGAGCAACTGACCCTGCAGCAAATCAATATTTAACAGTAGATAATGTCACAACAAACACATTTAGAGTAAATGTTGGTGCATCTGCACCTGGTGATCAATATCCTCATACATTTGTTTCTGCAACTGCAACTGCTGTACAAACAATTGGTGGAGGAGGATATGTTGGAGTAACAACAACCATCTTCCAAGATCATGAAAGACCATTATTTGTTGTTGGTATTGTATCTGAGAGAAGTTTTGAAGTACAAGCAGGTGCCAGCACTATACCTCACACATATCAAGGTGGTGGTCATGCATTTGAATTCTTTGAAGATCTAACATTTGGTTCAGGATATCGTGGTGGTTCAGTTGCAATTGCTGTTACAGACCAAGCATATGAGCATAAGTTTGTAAGTTCTGGTATAGGTTCAATTAGAAAGGATAGATTTGATGGAGATTCATTTACAGCAACTGATGCAATTTATGAATCTCATAGTGGATTACTTACATTAACCATACCTAATCATACGTTCACTACAAGTGATACTGTCGGTATTGATACTGGTGGATTAGTATTTAAATGTTCAAAAGATGGATTCTTTGGTAATCACCCATATCCTCGTTCAGTATCGAAGACAAGTTTCCCAAATCCTGATCCTTTTGCTGGTTCATTTGTAAGTATCGCTCAAACATCTATTGAATCAATTACATTTAATGTAGGTCCTGGCGGTGGCGGTGGTAGTGGTGCTGTTGTAGAAGCGACTGTAGGAGTTGGTGGAACACTATCATTTACAATTACAAATCCTGGTTCTGGATATATCAATCCAGAGATTATAATTCCTGAACCAACTTATGAAAATCTAGAAGTTGAAGGAATATCTAGATTAGGTGTAGGAGCAACAACAGATACAGGTTCAAATTTACTTATAAATGTTGGTGTAAGTGCTGCGACTACAAGCGTTGGTGTCGGTTCAACATTATTTGTTATAAAAGACTTTGAAATATCAAGAAGTGGATATTCATTTAAAAAGGGTGATAAGTTTAAACCAGTTGGATTAGTGACTGCTGCACATCTTACAGCACCTATTCAAGAATTTGAATTAGAGGTTGTTGAGATATTTAATGATAGATTCTCAGCATGGCAATTTGGTGAAATTGATGCCATTGATAGTATTAAAATATTACAAGATGGTTCTAGAACAAGGTTCCCACTATTCTTTAATGGTGAATTATTGAGTTTTGAAAAAGATTTAACTGATACACAATCACAATTAATTGATTTAAATGCTGTGCTACTTATTTTTGTTAATGGTGTTTTACAGAAACCAGATGAAGCATATCAATTTGAAGGTGGTACAACATTTACATTCACTGAACCACCAAGTGGTGAGTCTCAACCAGGACTTAATGATAATGATCAAGTAGATATCTTCTTCTACAAGGGTATAGATGGAGTTGATGTTATTGTCCAAGATATTACTGAAACAATAAAAGTTGGTGATAGTGTAAGAGTTCTTAGAAATCCAGACTTGCTTGGTATTACAACTGCTCAAACAAGAAATAGAATTATAAAAGATATATTAAACACTGACTTAGCAGACACTGACATCTACACTGATTTGGGTATAGATGAAATTAATCTCAAACCCATAAAATGGATTAAACAAAAAACAGATATTAATATCAATGGTCAATTAGTTGACAAGTCAAGGTCAATATTAGAACCACAAATTTATCCTACATCTAAGATAATCGGAGATTTTACAGAAATTTCAGGACAGGGAACAGGAACACTTGATGGTATATTTGTAGATGATGCCTCTGCATTCTTCTATGAAAATAGATATACTGGCATTACAGTTAGTGAAGTTGATGCTCTTGTTACAAATGGAGAAATTAATGTTGGTGCATCTGCTACAGCAATAGTATCAGCAGCAGGTTCTGTAACATCTTACGATATTACTGAATCTGGTTCAGGGTATAGTGTAGCTCCCACTGTCAAAATATCTGCACCTCGCACTGGTATAGTGACATTCTTACAACTCGATGGTTCAGTTGGAACATACTCAACAGCAACTGCATCAGCGACCATTACAAATGGTTCTATAACTGCTATTAATGTTGTTGATAAAGGATTAGGATATTCAAGTTCAAATCTACCCCAAGTAATTATTGAACCACCATCATACCAAACTGAAAAAATTACAAGAATATCTAATGTTCAGGGATATACGGGAATTATTACTGGAATCACACAGACAACAAGGAGTGGAGGCGGACCAGCATTAAGATTTGATTTCCATGCTGTGACAATAGATAATGATGGTGTGATTCAAAATGCTGCTGCTAATCAACTTCAAGTTGGATATCCAGTTCTAATTAAAGATACAAAAGTAGGAAACGGATTAACGTCTGTAAATCCTGGCAATTCAGCAGTTGTTGGAATTGGAACAACATTCCTTGATAATATTTACATAGTTAATTCAATCACAACTGATGGTTCAAAAGGAACGATTGTATGTAATGTACATACAAATAGTGCATCTCTAGTTTCAGGAATTAATACAGAAGGTTTCTACCAAGGTGAAACGGGAACTACAACTACATTAGGAACACTAAGTTGGGGTAGACTGTATGGAAACAATACAACACGTTCTTCTAATCCTATTTCAATAGGAGTAACTGGTCTAACAGTAAATACTGGTTTGACAACCTTCCCAACCATACAAAGAAAGAGTTATGATAAAGTAGGTGAGAAGGGTCATAGATCAAGTGGTTCAATAAGGGCTATTATAGCTTGATGCTCAAACCCCTATAAATAGAAAGAAAAGTAAGAATACGATGTCAGCAATTGTTACTGATCAATTTAGAATTTTAAATGCAAATAATTTTGTAGCGTCAGTTGAAGATACTAATAATTCATATTATGTATTTTTAGGATTATCAAATCCAACTGGAGCAGATGGACTAGTTGGATTTGGAAGAAGTGAACAATGGAACACAAATACACCTCCACCCACAGATAGTTTTTCATATCGAAGACATAGTGGTGATACCATGATGTTTGGTAAGAAAGTTTCATCTGCTAATATAAGAAGATTAATAAAAAGAGTTGATTGGGTTTCAGGAAATAGATATGAAATTTACAGAGATGATTATAGTGCAAGTAATCAAAGTCCAATTAATAAAGGAAATAGATTATATGATGCAAAATATTATGTTATGAATTCTGAATTTAAAGTTTATATTTGTATTGATAATGGTTCTTCTGGAACTAATCCATTAGGTAATGTGTCTCAAGATGAACCTACATTCACCGATTTAGAACCATCAAAAGCAGGTAATAGTGGTGATGGTTATAGATGGAAATATCTATTTACTGTGGCTCCAAGTGATATTATTAAGTTTGATTCAACAGAGTTTATCACAGTTCCAAATAGTTGGTCATCTAGCACTGATTCTCAAATAAGATCTGTAAGGGAAAATGGTAATTCAGATGTTAATTTGAATCAAATTAAACATGTTTATATTGAGAAAGCTGGTACAAATTATTCAAATGGATTGGCTAGAGAGGTTAATATTGTAGGTGATGGAACAGGTGCTAAAGCATTAGTTGATGTTGTAGGAGGTCAAATTACAAATGTTACAGTTAGTTCTGGAGGTAAGGGATATACTTACGGTATTGTTGACTTAGATACTCTGAATACCAACGTTCCATCTACAGGAAAAGCAAAATTAATCCCAATAATTCCACCTGGCAGGGGTCATGGAGATGATATTTACACTGAACTGGGAACTGATAAAGTTATAATTTATGCTAGATTTGATGATTCTACTAAAGATTTTCCATCTGATACAATTTTTTCACAGGTTGGTGTTGTAAAAAATCCAACAAAAGCTGGAACGTCTGTCACATATACAGATAATACTTTTTCATCACTACAAGCAATTAAATTTGAAACAGTAAGTGATTCTCCTATTATAGGTGAAGTGATACAACAAACGTTGACAGTTGCTCCCAATGTGGGAAAAATTGCTAAAGGATATGTTTCTTCTTACGATAAAGACACTAAAGTTTTGAAATACTTTAGAGATAGATCACTTTATTTCAATAATTCATCATATGATCATACAGATTATGTGGGTGTTACTACATCTGGTAGAATTTACCAATTTGAAAGTGCATCAACTGCGAATAATGTAAATGGTGAAACTTCAGGTTTTTCTGGTGAAATTCAAACTAATTTTACAGGAATAACCACTAATCCAACTGGAACTAAATTAATTAATTTAGGGACAAGATTCCAAGCAGGTTTATCTGAATCTGAGATAAATAAAGGGTCGGGACAAATAATTTACTTAGATAATAGACCAGAAATTGTTAGGAGTGCTCGACAAAAAGAGGACATTAAAATCATACTAGAGTTCTAAAATGCCACAAAAGACAAATCTAAATATAAGTCCTTATTATGACGACTTTGATAAGGCGAAAAATTTTTATAAAGTTCTTTTCAAACCTGGAAGTCCAGTACAGGCAAGAGAATTAACTGGTCTACAGTCAATATTACAGAATCAGGTTGAATCATTTGGAAAGCACATTTTTAAAGAAGGTTCGATGGTCATACCAGGTGGCATTGAGTATGATTCTTCTTACTTTTCATGTAAAATTAATTCAAATCATCTTGGAATCGATGTATCAATATACTTAGATAATGTTATTTCAAATAATAATGGAAAAGGAACAAGAGTAAGAGGTCAGAATTCTGGTATCGTAGCAACAATAAAAAATTATGTGCTTCCACCTGATGAAAATGTCACTGAACCAACTATATTTGTTAAGTATAATCAGTCAGGTACAGACGGAGAAAGTGTAGCATTTCCAGATGGAGAAATATTAATTCTAGAAGAAAGTCTCACATATGGTAATACAACTTTAACAGCTGGTGAAACAATATTAACACTATCACTAGAAAATGCATCAGCGACAGGATCAGCTTTTGGTATAAATCAGGGTGTTTATTTTATTCGTGGTACATTTGTAGATGTATCAACTTCATTAATAATATTAGATCCTTATGACCCAAATCCATCATTTAGAGTTGGATTGGACATTATTGAAGAAGTCGTAAATGCTAATGATGATGCATCATTATATGACAATGCAAAGGGATTTACTAATTTTGCAGCACCAGGTGCAGATAGATTTAAAATATCAGTTAAATTATCTAAGAAATCTCTTACAGATTTTAATGATACAAGTTTTGTAGAATTATTCAGAGTTAGACAAGGTGAAACTAAAAAATTACAGAATACCACCGTATATTCAGAGATAAAAAAATATTTTGCTAAAAGAACATTTGATGAATCAGGAAACTACTCTGTTGAACCTTTCCGTGTAAATATACAAGAATCTTTAAACAATGAAATAGATTCAAATGGATTATATACAGACACTCAATTAACTGATCAAGGCAATAAGCCATCAGAAGAAACCATGTGTGTTAAGTTGTCACCAGGTAAAGCTTATGTAAGAGGATATGACGTATATTTACCAGGAACAACAGTATTAGATGTTGAAAAACCAAGAGATACAAAAACAATTGACTCTGCGTCAATACCCTTCAGCATGGGTAGTTTGCTGAGAGTAAATAATGTTTTTGGTACACCTGTTATTAGATTAGGTGGTAGTAGTTCAGGTGCAACAGCAAATATTGTCGAACTTTATAATCAAAGAAGAACTGGTGCTTCTAGTGGAACTGGATTAAAGATTGGTCAAGCAAGAGTTTATTCATTTGGTGTTTCAGATGCTCCATATACAGGATCTTCAACACAGTTTGATTTACATTTATATGATATTCAAACATATACAACACTTAAAATATCAAATTTAGTTTCATCACAACCAAAAGGCACAAGAGTAAGAGGATTATCAAGTGGTGCTATAGGATATCTTGCTGAGATTTCAGGGACATCTGCTGCTGATGAAATTAATGTTTCAACAACTTCAGGTGTGTTTATAGTTGGTGAGCAATTGATATATAACGAAAAAACTATTGAAGCAAAGTCATCTATTATAAAAATTAATGCTTATAATGTATTTGATATTAAATCTATTTTCCAAGATGCTAATACAATATCAGGTGGTTTAACTGTAGGTTCATTTGCAGCTGACGCTGTTCTATATGACCGTGTTTTACCAGGTTTCTCTCCTTCGGATCAATTAAATGTGTTAGGTGGTGCTAGTTCAAATACTGCTACTATACCAGGTCGTAATTTTGCAGGAAGAGTTGGAATTACAACAGATGCAGTAATTTCATACTCTGCTGGTAATTTTACAGATCCAGTGTTCAATAGAATTACTGACATTAGTGATAATGGAAATACAATAACACTGGTCTCTACACCAAATGTAAATGATGTTAATAATGGTGGTATTATAGCAGGTTCTGCTACAACTACAGGAGTATTCCGTGTAAGAGTTCCATTAATATCTAATTTAAAAGATTCTGGATTATATACTAGATTACCAAGAAGAAATGTTTCTAATTTAAATTCTTCCAATTCTAACTTAGTTATTACGACTCAAATATTTGGTAAGCAAACAAGTGCTCAAAATTCTCTTACACTTACCACACAGGATGCGTTAGATGCAAGTGCAGGAATTACAAGTGCATTTTTTGAACCATTTGATGCTGAAAAATATACAATTGCATATAATGATGGAACATTAGAACCATTATCTCAAGATAAAGTAACTATAACAAATGATGGTAATGATATTGTATTTGATGGTTTAACAAAAACAAATACTCCATGTACAGTTAATGTCACTCTGAAAAAAATAGGACTTACAAGTAAATCTAAAAATTATGTAAGAAGTAAGCAAGTTGAAATTACAAGAACTGTTGGTGTGTCAACTAATGGTAATTTGACTCAAAGTGATGCGTATGGTTTAAGGGTAGAGGATGAGGAGATTTCTCTAAACGTACCTGATGTCAATAAAGTTGTCGCAATATATGAATCAAAAAATCTTGTTAAACCAGTATTTGATAAAATAAAGTTTGTATCTGGATTAAATTTAGATACAGCAACAGTTGTTGGAGAAAAGATTGTTGGTGAAGAAAGTAGAGCAGTTGGTCAGATAGTAGAAAGAACTGCAACAGATATAAGTTTTGTTTATCTAAACGCAAATAGATTTATTTTGGGTGAAAATGTATCATTCAAAGAATCTTCAATAAATGCTGTCTTACAAGAGATAGTGAATGGTAATTATGTTGATAGAACTGATAATTATGTTTTAGATAAAGGTCATACAAGACAAATTTCAGATTACTCTCGAATTAGAAGAAAAGCAAAATTTGGTATTCCATCAAAAAGACTATTAGTTGTATTTGATCAATATGAAGTTCCATCTGGCAACAAGGGTGATGTATTCTCTGTAAATTCATTCACATCTGATAAGTATTCAAAAGATATTGCATACGTATCTCAAGATGTTGGCGATAGGTTATCCGATGTTTTAGATTCAAGACCAAGAGTTACAGAATTCAATCCATCAACCAATGGTTCACCATTTGCCTTTGCAAATCGTACATTTGAAGAAACCAATCCGTTTGTCATAACACCAAATGAAAGTTCAATACTTGGATACAGTTTCTATCTTCCACGTATCGACAAACTTGTAATAAATGAATTTGAACAAGTAAAGTTAATTAAAGGTGAATCATCCGAAGATCCAGCACCACCAACTGAACTTGGTAATTCCATGCAAATAGCAGAAATTACTTTACCACCTTACTTATTTGATGTTGTTAAAGGACCTTCAATAAAGATGTTTGATAATCGTCGTTTTACGATGAGAGATATTGGTGCTTTAGAAAAGAGGATTGAAAACTTAGAAATTCAAACATCATTAAGTGCACTTGAATTAGACACTAAAACATTAGAGGTAAAAGATGCTGATGGATTGAATAGATTTAAAACAGGTTTTGTTGTCAATAATTTTAAAGATAGAAGTTTCATTGATTTTAGTCGTGAAACTGGTTCACGATGTGATGTTGATATAGTTAATAATGAATTAATAAGTGCAACTGATTTTTGGTCTATAAAAGCAGAACTTGCCCTGAACCCTAATATTGATCCTGCTGCTGCAGATTTAAATTCTAACTTACAACTTTTAGACACTAATTGTAAAAAAACAGGTGATGTTATTACACTTGATTATACTGAGATAGATTGGTTAGACCAACCTCAAGCAACAAGGGTAGAAAATGTTAACCCATTTAATGTTATAACCTTTGCAGGTGCAATTGTGTTAGATCCTCCATCTGATAATTGGTCAAGGACAATTTATGTTGATAATTTCAGAACAGAATCAACTGGTGCAACTTGGGTTGAGCAAGTAAATATTGTTTCAAGAGACACAAGTAGAGAAGTTCTTTCTGAGAATACTACAAGAACTAATCAAGGTGATTGGATTAATATAAGAACAGATAGACAAATAAGAACAACACAACAAGTTGAGAGAAGTTTTACAAATGTTTTACAAGGTCCATCAGAAGAATATGATTATGTCGATAGTATAAAGATTGATAGTGAGGCAGATCCATTCATGAGATCAAGAAACGTGTTCTTTGCAGCAAATGGTCTCAAACCTTCAACTAAACATTATCATTATTTGGATAGTTCAGCACCTGATGTTTTACCAAAACTTATTGAAATTGAAATGGTTTCTGGTACATTCACTGTTTTTGAGAATGCGAGAATAGAATTGATGAGTATAAATGATGATCCACAAATTGGGTATGTTAGAGTACAAAGACCAAATCATAAATTTGGTGATAATACAAGACCTGATGTGGGTGCAGGATTAGGTGCACCCTCAGTATTAGTTGAGGAATATTCAGTAGATCCTTATGATTCTAGCAGACCAGCACCTTCAAACACTTACTCTGCAACATCAAAATTATTGAATATTGATGCAACCGCATTAGCAAATGATGAGGAATATTTTGGATATGCTGTTAAAGGAGCTTTAGTAATAGGTGAAACTAGTGGTGCAGTCGCTAAAATTACAAGTGTAGATCTTGTTTCTGATAATTGGGGTGATTTGATAGGAACATGGTTCTTTAGAAATGCCAACGAAACTCCACAACCTCCTAATGTATTCCGTTCAGGAACCAAAACATTTAGAATAACTGCTGCCCCAGATGGAACTCTTGTATTACCAGGTGCAACAGCACTTTCAAGCGATGCTTCAGGTGTATTTACAGGAACAGGTGTCATTATAACTCAAACAACTAACACCGTTGGTGTTAGAAATCCACCCCCACCCCCCAATAGACCTAATGAGACCACAACTACTGTAAATGTCAATACAGAGTCTTCTACACGCAGAGTAGAGGCACCTGATAGGGATCCGTTAGCACAATCATTCACTGTTGATGAAACAGGTTGTTACTTAACATCATTTGATTTGTATTTTGCATCTAAAGATCCTAATGCTAAAGTTTTTGTTGAATTAAGAACTGTTGAACTTGGAACTCCAACCAAATTCTTAGTACAAGATTTTTGTCAAATTGCATTGAATCCAAATCAGGTTAATGTCTCTGATGATGCATCTGTACCTACAACCATTCGTTTCTCATCACCAGTTTATTTGGAACCAAGACGTGAGTATGCGATTGTTATATTATCACCTGCATCTGATTTATATGAAATGTGGATTGCTCGCATGGGTGAGAAAACAGTTAAATCAACTCTTTTACCTGACGTGGAGGATGTTGTTGTATCAAAACAATATATTGGTGGTAGTTTATTTAAATCACAAAATGGTACTATTTGGACTCCAAGTCAATACGAAGATTTGACATTCAAGTTACGTAAAGCATCTTTTGTTGAGTCTGGAACAGTAACATTCTTTAATACACCAATTAAACCTGGTAACTTTAATGCACAGAAATTACCTGCTAATCCTATTCGTTCTCTACCAAGAAAACTTAAGTTAAATGTTTCAGGAACACAGTGTACTAATGCTAACCTTGCAATTGGGCAAAAAATATCACAAGCAAATGCAACTGGAAGTGTAGTCCCAGATGATTCGGCAATAACAGGTGTTATTGAAGGACAAGGATCAGCGATTTCAAGTTCAAGCTCAACTACAATAGTTAATAAGGGTAGTGGATATCCCTCTGGTTCTATAACTTCTGTTCCTTTAAGATCTCTCACAGGTGCTGGATCTGGTGCTGTTGCATCATTAACAGTCGGCACAGTTGATGGGGTTGATGGGGCAATAAGTGCAATCAGTATCACAACTCTTGGGAATGGATATCAAGTAGGTGATGTCCTAACTGTTGATAATGCTAATGACACTGACATTACAAGTGGTGCTGGATTCAAATGCACAGTATCGGCAATAAATCCAACATTTGATTCTGTATTTTTAACTGATGTACAAGGTGCTCAATTTACAACTGGTAGAAAACTTGTAAAATATTCAAGTAATAATACAACAAAATCAGTCATTGATACATCTAGTCCTTCTGAGGCATTGGTAGTTGGTTCAACTCAAAATGGTGAATTAAATTCTGGAGATGTTTTTGAAGTAACACAATATAATCATGCCCATCATGGTGCAAATAATAAGGTACTAGTTAAAAATGTAAAACCAGATTCAACTAAGGTACAAATTACAGCATCAATAACATCTGATGCAACAAGTGTTGAAGTTGCTGATACTACTCCATTCGCAACATTTAATGGAATATCAACTTCAAGTGGTGAAGCATTAATCGGTAGCGAAATAGTATCATATACAATCGGAACTGGTAAATTAACTCTCGTAAGGGGACAATTTAATACAACACCAATATCACATGATGCAGGTTCAGATATTCAAACTTATGAAGCAGGTGGTGTATCTCTTGCAGGTATTAACACCTCGTTTGATATCACAACATTTGATGATAATTTAGATAATTACTACCTCAAAGTAGATGTTGCATCATTAGCACCAAATAGATCAGGTGATACTCTACTATGTTTTACAAATGAAAAAGCATTTGGTGGTAAAAATGTACAAGTATCACAGAATCATCAATTTAGTTCATTATCACCACAATTCAATGTTATTACACCTGGCAAATCAACTAGAGTTAGCACAAGTGTAAGAACAATTAGTGGTACAAGTGCAGGTGGAAATGAAGTATCATTCCTTGATCAAGGGTTTACACCAACAACTCTAAATGAAACAACATTCTTCCCAACACCACGAATGGTTGCATCTGTAACGAATGAAACGGAGAGATTATCTGACTTACCTAGAAATAAATCTCTTACATTGAATGTCAACATGTCAACAACTGATAGTAATTTATCACCAGCATTAGATGTTAAAAACTCTATCTTCATATTAGGCAGAAATAAAATTAACAATCCAGTTGGTGCTGATAATTATGCAGATGATCAGAGAGTTAGAGCATTAACAAACGATCCACACGGTTCAGTGTTCGTTTCTAGAGCGATAACATTAAAGAATCCTGCTACTTCATTAAAAGTTTTTGTTGCAGCAAGCAGAGAGCCTGAAGCAGATTTCAGAGTTTATTATAGATTGTTCAGTTTTGATTCAAGTGAAGTATCTCAAACATATAGACCATTTCCTGGTTATAAAAACTTAACTGACACAGATGGTGATGGATTTGGAGATCAAATTATTGATAGTTCATTAAATGATGGTAGAGCAGATGCATTTGTAGAGCCAAATGGGTTTAACGGATTTTCTGAATACCAATTCTCAATTGATGATCTAGAAGAGTTTAATGGTTTTAAAATCAAAATTGTCATGACTTCAACAAATGAGTCAGTTCCAGTCAGACTTAAAGATTTCAGAGCAATAGCTCTTGCATAAAATGAAAAATCTAATTCCTGTTCAAGGTCATAAGAACCTGTTTCGTGATGCTGAAACAGGTGCCATCATAAACGATGATGATAGAGAATATCGTAGCTATCTTGATGCTAAAAAAAGAAATAATATCAAGAAAGCAGAATTTGATGCTATGAAAAATGAAATCAAAGAATTAAAATCTTTGTTGAATGAACTTGCTTCAAAGATAACATCATAGTAAATATAAATACTTTTTAGATCTGAATACACATTTTTAGATGGCAGATATAAAAGTCAGAGTAGGACAACAGAGTGCCACAAAGGTGATATCATCACTAGCAGGTGCTCAAACCCTATCATTAGCTGAATTAAGTGATGTGAATATAGTGGGAACCTTACAAAATGGTATGGTTCTTGTATATAATGGTACGACCAATAAATTTGATGCGACTTTAGAATTAACGCCTGGAACAGCACAGAATTTAGACATCAACGGAGGAAATTTCTGAAATGGCTAGTATAATTAGAATCAAACGATCATC